AGAGAAGAAATGCCAATATTAGAAGAATTAAAAGGAGAGATTTTATGAGCGTAGTAGTGGCTATAGTGGATAAAGAGAACGATAGAGTTATAATGGGAGCAGATTCTCAAGTAACATATGGAAGTACAAAGCAAACTCTTAAGAATGAAAATAATTATAAGATTTTTAGAAGTAGAAACAATGTATTATTTGGGATTGTCGGCACTTTAAGAGGTTCAAATATATTAAAATGTGAAGAAGATTTAGTTGATGAATTATCAGCATTAAAAGGAAAGATTGATTTTAAATATGTTGTGACTAAACTAGTTCCAAAGATATTTAAAATAATGAAGGATAATAAACTATTAATTGAAGAAGATAATAAAGAGACATATTTACCAATTGATATTTTATTTGCTTATAAAGGTACTCTTTTTGAGATATCTGGTGACGGTTCAGTAATCCAAATAGAAGATTATATTGCAATTGGAAGTGGATATAAGCAATCTATAGGGTATTTAAATCTAAATAAACCAAATAATAAGAATGGTCATTATAATATTGTTAGAAACGCAATAAAAAGCTCATGTGAGAGTGATTTATTTGTTAATACTCCAATAATAATGACAAGCACAGAAAGACAAGAATTTGATATTCATGAGGAGGGATAATATGACAAAAATTTTAATGCCAGTAGGCATACCAGGAAGTGGGAAAAGCTATATTATAGACGCTTGTCGCATAATGTATAAAAACCCTGTAGTCATCTCATCAGACTCTATAAGAGAAGAAATATATGGAGATGAAAATATACAGGGTGACCCCAAAGAAGTCTTTAGAATAGCTAATGAGAGGGTAGAGCAAGCCATTAATGATAAGACAGTTGATGCTATTTATTATGACGCTACAAATTTATATTCTAAAAAGAGAAAAGCTTTCATTAGAAAGTTTAAAAGAGAAGGTGTAGAAATAGAGGCACATGTCATTTCTCGTGACTTATATGAAACTTATGAGGCTAACGAACTTAGAGAAAGAACTGTTCCTCATCATGTTATGAATAGAATGTTATTAGCATATTCTCTACCAACATTATCAGAGGGCTTTGATGAAGTTAAATATATTCTGAATAACTGTAAAGACCCTAATTTCTATGGAGTTCTAAGTAAATTTGAATTAGAGAATATATCTTCTTATGAAGCGTATATAAACTCTCCTGTAATGTTAGGAAATAAGATGTTATTTAATACAAGAGAATTTGCACAAGATAGTAAACATCATTCGTTCTCTTTATCAAGACATTGTTATTTAGCATATGAATTTATTAAAGAGGAATTCCCAGATTTAGGAGGGAATAAGAGATTTGTATTAATGTTAGCAGCTTTATTACATGATGTAGGTAAGCCTTATTGTAAAACTTTTAAGAATACTAAAGGAGAAGATTCAAGATATGCTCACTATTACAGTCATGAGAATGTAAGTGCTAGTGTTGCATTAAATATGTTGCTTCAAAATCAAAAAGAATTAAAGCTTTCTGATGATGATATAACTTTTATTGTAACTTTAATACAAAATCATATGAGACCTTATAATGCTAAATCAGAAAAATCTATTAATAAATTAGAAAAAGATATGGGCTCTAGAGAAACTTTTATAAGTTTAGACTGGATACATAACGCAGACGTTGCTGCACATTAGGAGGTATTTATGAAACAAATTACTAATTGGAACGAACTAATAATAGGAACAAAAATTAAGAGAGAAACATATTCACAAGGAGAATACGTTAAGTTTAAGGGAACTTGTGGACTTATGGGAAGTTGTATAATGGTAGAAGATTCTTGTATAAATTCAGTTGGTAATTTTATTTATAGTAAAAAAGGTTGGTATTTATTTAAATAAGTATTGACAATTTAAATATATATATTATAATGAATATATACTAATAAAGGAGGTCGATTATGGGGTCATTAGCAAGACAAATTAAGAGAAATCAAATGAAGAAAAATGGAACACTTATAACTAAAGCAGACAAGAAACAACTTAAAAGAGCAGGTTTTAAGAGTCCAGAGCACTACATGCAATATTTACTTGCAACAGGGCAATTAGAAATTCCTAGTAATGAAGAAGAAGTAACAGAGGCTACAGTAACTGAAGATTCAGAAGTTGAATTAACACTTAATGTTAGAGATGATTTACAAGAAATTATAACAGAAGCTGGGCTTAAAAAATAGGTTATAGACCATTGACAAATATAAATTGGAATGGTAATATTATATAGTAAACAAAAAATTTTTGAGGAGTGTGTTAAACATGGCAAAGAAAAACGAATTTAGAAAATCAACAAACTCAGTAAGAATAGTAGGTAAACTTATGGAAAACAATCTTACTATTGATGAGAAGATGAAAAGAGGAGACCATACTGGAAAAGCAATTAAAGGAGATTTAATTGTAGATATGGGAGAAGGAAAAGAAGTTAAAGTTCAATTCTTCACTTATGCTTTAAAATCAGATGGGAAAAAGAATAAACAATATGAAGGACTAGTAACATCTCTAAGAGAGCACAAGTCAGCAGCAACTGTTGGATTAGAAGAAGCAGACATCGTTGAAATTACAGGGGCATTCGCAGATAATACTTATGTTTCTAAAACTGGTGAAATTAAAGAAGGAAGTAAAATTGCAGGAAGCTTTGTTAAAAGAGTTTCTCCAGCTGATTTAGAATCAGGAAAAGCTGAAATGGGAGGAGTTTTCGATATCGAGTTTGTAGTAAGTAAGGTAAAAGAAGATAAAGATAACGAAGATAAATTAAACATTACAGGATTAGCTCCTACATTCTTCGGATTATGTCCTATCACTTTAGTAGCAGAAGATTATGTAGATGCTGATGGAGACGAGATTGAATTAGTAGACGCATTATCAGACCTAGAAAAAGGGCAAACAATCAACCTATGGGGAGAGCTAGACGCAATCGTAGTAGGAGGAAAGTCTAAAAAAGGTTCTTTAGGAAAAGCTTCTAAGGCTTCTAAATCATTCTCTATAATCTTCAACAAAGTAACAGGTGGAGAACTTGAAGCTTATGAAGATGGAGATAAAGACTTCGATGAAGATTTATTCAAAGCAGCTAAAGTAGAGAGAGCTACTAAGTTAGAAGGACTACAAAGCAAAGATTCTAAGAAGAGCACAAAGACTGCTTCAACTACAACTAAAGGTATAAAGAAGAAAGCTACAAAACCAGTAGAGGTTGAAGAGGACGATGATGACCTACCTTTCTAATAAATAATAAATAAAATATAGGGAGGTACCCCCTCCCTTTAAACCAATTAAAGGAGGCAACAAGATGTCAGAAACTAAAAAGAAAAAAGTAGCAAGCTATAGCGATTTAATAGCTTCAATGGGATTAGAGAAATCAGTAGTATCTAAAGATTTAAAAGGTAAAACTGTACTAGTATATGGTGATAATAGAACAGGAAAAACTAAAGAATTACTTAAGTTACCTAATCCAATATATTTAGGATGGGAATATGGTATTAACGCAATACCAGGAATTCCTTTTGAAAGACTAAACAAATGGTCTAAATTTAAGAAGTTTAATACGAGCTTACTTAAGAAAACAAAAGATTTTAATGGAGAAATAACTCTTGTATTTGATACTATAGACGAAGCTTCACTAAAGTGTGATGAATATATATGTCAAAAACATGATGTTGACACTATCGGAGACGGAAATGGTGGATTCGGATTATGGAAAGAGTATTCTAAAGAATTCTGGTCAGAAATTAATAGATTAACTGGAGCTGGATTTACTGTAGCTTTTATAGCTCACTCAGGAACAATTGTACATAATAAAGATACAGATGAAGAATATACTCAAATCTACCCAGGTAGAGACGGACTAGTAGATAGAAAGCGTACTATTAATCCTATCATTGATGCAGTAGATATTATAGGATACTTAAAATCTAATGGATTCGATGAGAATGAAAAAGAAATTCCTAGTTCAGCATTTTTTGTTAATACTAAAACTTTCAAAGCAGGAACAAGATTTGATTACTTCCCAGAAGTAATGGAAGTATGGTCAGCTGAGAATTTAATTAAGGGAATAAAAGACGCAGTAGAGCAAGAGGAAAAAGTAACAGGAATTGAAAGTGTAACTTTTGAAGAGCAACAAGAAGTTATTGAAGAAGAGGAAATGACTTATGATGAGATATTAGCAGCAATTAAACCTATCGTAGTAGCTATGAAAGCGACTGATAGACTAGATGAATATCAAGAGATAGTTTCTAAATATTTAGGAGATGATGCTAAGGTATCAGAAGCTAAAAAATCACAAGTTGAAGCTTTAGATATGATTTTATCAGAGTTACAAGAATTAGATATAGAAGTGAAATAATATATGGGGAGATTAATTTCTCCCTTAACTTTTAAGGAGGTCAATTATGGCAAGACAATTAAAATGTCCTAGATGTGGGACTTTGAATGATAAAGAGAATACGGTAAAAGATAATGGAAGATATTACTGTCCACACTGTCATGAAGAAAAATTAAAAGATGATGCCTTAAGAAAACTAACTAAGAGTTATAAGAAATGTGATAAATGTGGTAAAGAGTTTAAGAAAGATGATATGGTACAGGTGGGAAGCAAATATAGATGTGAGAGTTGTCAGAAAATTCAGGAAAAGATAAATGATGACAGGTCAGAACTTTATGATTATATATGTCAATTGTATGAAACAGATGTATTACATCCACTAATCCTTAAACAAATGGAAGAATATAAAACCCAAAGAAAATATAAATATAAAGGTATGTTATTAGCGTTAAGATATTTCTATGAGACGTTAGGCAATACTACAGAAAATTCTAAAGGAATCGGAATAATTCCTTGGGTATATGAAGATGCTAAACAAAATTATATAAATATGAAAAATGCCAATAAATCCTTAAATGAGATTGAAGGAGATTTAGTTGAGGAACAAATAGTAGCAATAGAAGTTCCTCAGACAATAGACTTTGAAAAGATGGAATTAATAAATATAGATGAATTATAGGAGGGTTAATATGGCAAAGAATAAGATAAAGAAAACGGACTTAGTAGATAAAATGGCTATATCTCAAGTGATAGGTTGTTTAATACAAAAGCCAGAACTATTATCTGAAAAAGATGAATATAACATAGAGAAAGAAGACTTTCCTGAAAGATTTCACCAAATTATTTTTGGAGTAATAAATAATCTTTATGTCAATGGAGTAAGTTCAATAGATTTCATTACAGTAGATAGCTTCTTGAAAAACTATGATGCACAATATAAAATTTTTACAGACAATCAAGGGATAGATTATTTAGAATCTACTGCGGAATTAGCAGAGCTAGATAATTTCTACTATTATTATACTAGAATGAAGAAGTTTAGTATCTTAAGAACAGCAGTAGATTTAGAAGTAGGAATAACTTCTATATATGACCCTAATGTAGTTGATTTAACAGAGAAAGCAGAAATGCTAGAAGAATTTGATAATATGGATATTAATACAATGATAGACCTTTTAGAAGTTGGAACTATAACTTTAAGAGAAAAATACTGTACTTCTATTGACTCTTACGGACAAGATGCCTCTAAAGGTATGACTGAACTAAAAGAAACGCTTAAAAAGGCTCCTGCGTTAGGGTTACCTTTGGAAAGTGAGATATTAAATACTATTACAAGAGGAGCAGTATTGAAAAAGCTATTCTTACGTTCAGGTTCAACGGGTACGGGGAAAACAAGACTATCAATAAATGATGCTTGCTATATCGGAGCTACTCATAGATACGAATTTAATAGAGATGGTACAGGAGAATACGTAGAAAAGCCTTTCTCAGAGCCTGTAGTATTTATTACAACAGAGCTAGAAGTCGATGAAATTCAAACTATGATGATGGCTAACATTTCAGGAGTCAATGAGGAAAAAATCCTTGATGGTAAATATGAGGGAGATGAAGAAGAAAGAGTTGACCAAGCAATAGAAATATTAGACAACTCACCTATCTATATCGAACTTTTATCTAACTGGGATTTAGACCAATTGATGAATAAGATAAAAGAATATAAGATTAAGAATAAAGTAAGATATGTATTTTTTGATTATTTACATACCTCAGTTAAAATAATGAGTAATTTACAAAAAGAAGCAGGAATGAAACTAAGAGAAGACCAAGTATTATTATTGTCAGCAGATAAGCTTAAGAACTATTGTAATAGGCATGGACTATTCCTTAGTACAAGTACTCAGCTAAATGGAGATTGGAAAACTGCTAAAGATGCGGATGAAACTTTATTAAGAGGTTCTAAAGCAATAGCAGATAAGGTTGATATCGGAATCATAGCTATGAAAGCTACTGCTCAAGATTTAAAAGCATTAGAAGGAGTAATTAAGAAGAAAGGTCTTAACCATGAAAAGAACACTCCTAATTTAGTATATCATATATTCAAAATTAGAAGAGGTAAATTAACTAAAGTTAAATTGTGGTTACATTCTGACTTAGGAACTTGTAGAACTACAGATTTATTTTTAACAGATAATGACTATAAAGTAATAAAAGTAACTGGAACTAAAATAGATAAAATAATTGATGAGAACAGTATTGATATCAATGAAGTAGCAGATATTGAGGAAACACCAAAAAAGAAATATACTAAGAAATAATAACAGAAGGAGGTCACTCATGATTGATAAAGATGTATTAAAAGAAGAGTTAACATTGGACGATATTAACTTAATACTAGTCAATGATTTAGGTAGTGAGCCTCCTATTTCTATTAATAGAGCCGAAGGAATATGGGCATATCAAACAGTATGCCACAATATATCTGGAGGAAAACATAAATTATATTATTATAAAAGTAGTAAAACATTTCATTGCTATACAGAATGCGGAGAAACTTTTGACATCTTCGAATTAGTCTGTAGAGCTAAATTTATTAGAGGAAAAGATTTATCTTTTGGAGAAAGTGTTAGATATGTAGCAGAGAAAACTAATAGAACAGCCTCTAATGTAATTAAAAAACATAATGGATTAAATCCCGATGCAGATATTATTTCTGATTGGGATATGCTAAATAAATATAAAAAGCATAAAGATACTATCAATGCTAAAAGAAAATCTCAAATATTAGATATATATGACCCAATAGTATTAGAAAGGTTTTATAATGTATATCATAGTGATTGGCTAGATGAAAATATTACAATGGAGGCTATGAAGGCTTTTGAAATATCTTTTCTTCCAATTAGAAACCAGATTATCATACCGCATTATAATATACATAACGAATTAATAGGAATAAGAGCTAGAAACCTAAATGAAGAAGCTTTATCAAAAGGATATAAATATGTTCCTGTAACCGTACAAGGGAAAGAATATGGACATCCATTATCTTCTAACCTTTATGGTCTTCATAAAACTAAAAAGGCTATCAAAAGATTAAAGAGAGTTTATATATTTGAAGCTGAAAAATCAGTGCTTCATATGGAAGGATTTTATGGAAGGAATAATTGTAGTGTTGCGGTTTGTGGAAGCAATATATTTAAAGGTCAAATAAAAACCTTACTAAAATTAGGAGCGGAAGAATTTATATTCTGTATGGATAAAGATTTCGAAGGAAGTGCCAAGCAAGAAAATGATAACGGAGAACTCGTATTTACGAAGAAAGCAGAGAAACAAGGAAAGAGATTAAGAAAAATGGCATCACTAGTAACTCCATATGCGAAAGCTTATATCGTATGGGATAAAAATGATTTAACTGAATATAAAGATAGCCCTTGTGATAGAGGACAAGAAATCTTTGAACAGTTAGTAAAAGAAAAAATAATGATAAAAACGAAATAAATGGGAGGAAGTAATGGAATATAAATTAATGGGAAAAAATAATTATGAATCAGATATTTTAAAAACGATTTTTGATAACAGAGGATTAGGAGACTATAGAGATTTCATATCTATGGGAATTGAAGATATTAATGACCCTAGCCTATTCAAGAATATGCAAGAGGGTGTTGAGCTTTTAGATAAGCATATACTAAACAAAAGTAGAATACATATATTAATAGATGCCGATTTAGACGGATTTATGAGTTCAGCTATTATATTTAACTATATAAAAGAATTAGGATATGATATGGATTTAATTACTTGGAACAATCACGAAGGGAAACAACATGGTATTCAAGTAGTTGATGGAGAGATAGGAGAATTTAGTACTCAAGGATTAGATTTATTAATAGTTCCAGATGCGGGAAGTTCAGACTATAAAGCTCATAACATATTAGCAGAAAAGGGAATAGATGTATTAATATTAGACCATCATAATATAGAAGAAGATGGAATGGAAAAGACACATGCTGACAATCATTCTTTAGTAGTTATAAATTGTCAAGATGGTGTATATCCTAATAACACTCTTAGTGGAGCTGGAGTTACAATGAAATTTGTTGAGGCTATGGATAAATATTTAGATAAAGAAATATCTATTAATTTATTAGATTTAGCAGCTATTGGTAATATTGGAGATATGATGGATATGACTAATAAAGAAACTCATTTATTAACTCAAATGGGACTTAAGAATATTAAGAATCCTTTAATATTAGCTATCATAAAGAAGAACGAATTCTCTATAGGAGATAAATTAAATATGATTAAGGTTGCATTTAATATAGCTCCTCTATTCAATGCAGCAAGTAGAGTCGGGACATTAGAAGAGAAAGATAATATATTTAGAGCCTTAACAGATGATACAATAAAAGTAGAATATACTAAAAGAGGTTGTAAGCCTGAATTAGTATTCTTATATGAAGATATGGCTAGACAAATGACAAACATTAAAAGTAAGCAGGATAGACAAGTTAAGAAAGCTCTACCTATATTAGAAGAAAAAATAAAAGAAAAAAATCTTAATAGAAATAACATTATATTTATGGATGTTACAAAGCATGTTGAAAGTTCTTTCACAGGGCTAGTAGCAAATAAATTACAAGACTTATATAAGAAACCTATTTTACTTCTTAGACAAAAGCAAAATAATCCTAAAGAGTATGGGGGAAGTGGACGTAATTATAAGCATGGTAATATAGAAGATTTACAAAAAATATTAAAAGATACAGGATGCTTTGATAAGGTTGCAGGACATGATAATGCTTTTGGTATAGGAATTACTAAAGGAAACGTAAAGAAAGCTTACGACATGGCAAGCAAAGCTCTAGAGGGATATGAAGTACATATGGGACATGATGTTGATTTCATATTTGATGTTAGTGAATTGAAAATGGATTATATTACTAAAATAGACCAATTGTTTGATTTCTGGAGTAGAGGTATTGAAGAATGTAAAATTGCAGTAGAAAATGTAAGAGTTGAAAACACAGAAAAGAACTTTAAAGTAACTAAAAGAAAAGGATTTAGTTTTAGAGTTGGTGGGATTAGTTATGTAAAAGCTTATGGAGTTTCTTCAGAAATGCTTGACAAAATGCAAAACTCTGGTATAATGAATTTAACAGTAGTTGGTAAACCAAGTATAAATGATTTTGCAGGATTAAGAAATCCTCAAATAGACATTATAGATTTTGAGTTTGAGCCAGCTGTTAAAGATATTTCTGATATGACTATAGAGGAATTATTTTAATAAAAGATAAAGGAAGTGATAGTATGAACAGAAGAATTAGTACTCACAATCATACTGCGGAAGGTAGTAATTTAAGAATGCTAGACTGTACTATCAAAGTTCCAGATTTAATAAATAGAAGCCAAGAAATTGGTTTAGATGCAGTAGCAATAACAGACCACGAATCATTGTCTGCACATGTTACTGCTTTAAATCTAGTTAGGGACTTGAAAAAAGATGGGAAACTAAAAGAAGATTTCAAACTTATTCTAGGGAACGAAATTTATTTAATTGATAAAATGGAAGATGTTAAAGAAAATTACGTTTCAGGAGTTACAAAGTTTAATCACTTTATTCTACTAGCCAAAGATAAGATAGGATACCGACAATTAAGTGATATATCATCTAATACATGGGATAAAAACTATTTTAAAACAGGAAGAACTGAAAGAGTTCCTACTACTAAGGCTGATATAGAGAATGTAATAGGAGAGAATAAAGGACATCTTATTGCTACAACAGCTTGCTTAGGAGGAAAGTTTCCTCAACTAGTTTTAGCTTGGAAAGAAAGTGAAAAAGCTAACGATAAAATATTAGTTAAAGAAATTAAAATGGCAATCCACAAGTTCGTTAAGTGGAATATAGCAACTTTTGGAAAAGAGAATTTCTTTATAGAGCTTCAACCTAGTGATAACATTGAGCAAATTATATTTAATAAGGGAGCTTTAGAAATAGCTAAGGCTTATAAATTAGATTGGATAATTGCAACTGATTCTCATTATCTTAGAAAAGAAGATAGACCTATTCATGAGGCTTTTCTTAAATCAAGAGATGATGAAAGAGAATTATTTGACTTTTATGCAACTACTTATATGATGGAAGATGAAGATTTAAGAAGTCATTTCTCTTATATAAGTGAAGAAGATTTAGAACAAGGATTAAATGGAACAAGTATTTATGATATGATAGAAACTTTTGATTTAGCACATGAAACTATTGTTCCAGAAATTGAATTGCCTGAATTTGAAGTTCAACATTTCTTTAAAGATTATTATGATGACTATGAGTATATAAAAAAGTTTGCATACTCAGACTCAGAACAGGACAAATATTACCTTTATCAGGTCGAATTAGGCTTCCAAAACAAAGAGCCATACAAATTGTTAACTGAAGATGAATGGACGCTTAGATTGGAAACTATCAACTTTGAATTAGAGCAGATATGGGAGATATCTATAATAATGGGAAGTAGAATATCTTCTTACTATGTATTAACTCAAAAGGTTCTACAAATTATGTGGGACAAAGGAGATTCTTTAGTAGGAATATCAAGAGGGTCAATTACAGGTTGGTTAACAGGTTTCTATATGGATATACATCAAATGAATCCTTTAAAATGGAATCTGCCAAATTGGAGACATTTAGTAACTGAAAGACCAGAAATGCCTGATATAGATATAGATACACAACAATCAAAAAGAGGACAAATAATAGATGCAGTAAAAGAATATTTTGGAGAAGATAATGTTCTAAATATATGTACATTTAAAACGGAGGCTTCTAAAGCAGCTATAAAGACTGCGGCTAGAGGGTTAGACCACGTTCCAGATGATTCTGCTCAGGCAATAGCAGATTTAATACCTTTTGTTAGAGGTAATCATCATACTTTATCTCAATGTTTATACGGAGATGAGGGGAAAGGAATTAAGCCATCGACAGAATTTATAAATAAAATTAATGAGTATGAGGGTTTAAAAGAGACAGCTCTAGGAATAGAAGGATTAGTTTCAGGACGTTCTATTCATGCTTGTGGAGTTTATATATTTAAAGATGGATATAAACCTCAAAATGCACTTATGAGAGCCCCTAGTGGACAGAAAACAACTCAATACACAATGGAAGATTCTGACTATCGTGGAGGATTAAAATTAGATTTCCTTACAGTTCAAGCATTAGATAAAATTCGTATAGCTATGGATTTGTGTATAGAAAATGAATTAATGGAATATCAAGGAACATTAAAAAAGACATACGATAAATATTTACATCCTAATATTTTAGATTATGATAATGAAGAAATGTGGGGAAAAGTTGGTAAGGGAGAAGTTATAGACTTATTCCAATTTGTTACAGATGTAGGACTATCAGCAGCTAAAGCAGTTAAACCTAAGAGTTTACCAGACTTAGCAGCAGCTAACTCTCTAATGAGACTTATGGGAGATGGGCATGGAGATACTCCAATTGACCAATTTGTTGCTCATAAAGAGAATATAGAGATATGGTATGAAGAGATGAAAGAATATGGATTAACTCCTGAAGAGATAGAAATAATGAAAGAACATTTAGATGAAGTTTACGGCGTTGCAGATACTCAAGAAGTAGTAATGGCAATGTGTATGGATAAAAGAATCGCAGGTGGAGATATCGTATTTGCCAATAAAGTAAGAAAAGGAATAGCTAAAAAGAAACCTAAATTATTAGCAGAGCTATCTAGTAAATTTATGAAGATGGGAGCTGATTTGGGGACAAGCACTGAGTTATTAAGTTATGTATGGAATGTGCAATTTGCAAGACAGTTTGGATATTCATTCTCAAAGAATCATACTTTCCCTTATTCAGGAATTGCTGTACAACAATTAAATATAGTTCAACACTATTCTAAAATATGCTGGAACACAGCATGTCTAACTGTTAATGCAGGAGCAAATGAAGGTGGGAAAGCTACTAAGTATGGTAAGGTTGCTAAAGCTATCGGAGAAATAAAGAGTAGAGGAGCTCATATTACTCTTCCATATATCAATCAAGCTAAATACGGGTTCTCTCCAGACTTAGAAAATGAGCGTATAATATTTGGATTAAAAGGAATGACTAATGTTGGAAACAATTTAGCTAATGCTATTATAGAAAATAGACCATATACATCATTTGAAGACTTTTATCAAAAGATGATAGGGATTAACTTTAATGAGGATTCAGAAAATGAAAATGCTAAAAGAAAAGGTGTAGGAAAAGTTCAATTTGCAACCTTAATTAAGGCAGGATGTTTTGATGAATTACATAAAGATATTACAAGAGAAGAATTGTTAAAGAAATATTTAAGAATGATAGACCCTCCTAAGAAAGCGATGACAGTAGCTAACATTCCTAGAGCTCTAACTTTAGATTTGTTTAGTAAATTAGAAATGACTGATGAAATAAAAACTTTAAAGCAATTTGCAATATTTATGAATAGATTCGGTAAAAGGAAAAAAGACTTTACAGTTGAAACAGTAGAAATACAAAGACCTAGAGCCAAGAAACCTAATAAAGTCGCAATATATGAATTAGACGATAAGATTGTTAAATTCTTAGAGAAGACTCCTTTATTTGATATTATCTCTATAGAGAACGCTGATTATTCTGAATTAGAAGAGGGTGGAATAAGAATCTATGAGGATATATTAAAGAAAGCAAGCGATAAGATATTAGTTCCATTTAAAGAGTATTTAAAGACTCCAGAAGTAACTTCATTATACAATGAATTAGTAATGGAAGAATTAATAGAGCACTACGGAGCAGGGGGATACAGTAAATGGGAAATGGATACAGTAGGATATTATGACCATGAACATGAACTAAAAGATTTAAATGAAGAGAAATATGAAGTAATTAACTTCTTTGAAGAACCAGAAATCCCAGAAGTATTAGAATATACTCACTGGGGAAAAAGAAAGATTCCTAAGTTCCATATTCATAGAATAGCAGGAACAGTTTTAGATAGAGATAAAAATAAAAAGACTGTTAGTGTGTTAACTCAATATGGAGTAGTAAATGCTAAATTTTACTCAGGACAATTTGTTCACTATGATAAACAAATTTCAGAAAAATATATGGACGGAGACGTTCAAAAGAAAAGAACTATAGAAGAATCTTGGTTCTCAAGAGGTAATAAAGTTCTTATAACTGGATATAGAAGAGAGAATCAATTTGTAGCAAAGACATATAAGAATAGCGTATATCAACATTCAGTAACTTTAATTGAAGATTTAAGAGATAATGGAGATGTATTATTAAAACTAGAGAGAGAATTTATAGAGGAAGATTAATATTTTAATCTTCTTCTTGACTTCTTAATCTCAATATGATAAGATAGAAGAAAATAAGAAGGAGAGATAAAATATGGATATGGTAAAAATGAAAATAGAAGTGGAAAGAGTATTGTTTCCAAAAGACCATAATCCTCAAGATGAATTTGCTATATTAGGAGCGAAAGTAACAGAAGTCTTAGAGGGAGATGTCGTTGAGAATAAATGGGGAAGTATATCATTAAAGGGTACTGTTCCTTTAATAGATTCTAGTATTGAATATACAGTATTAGCAAAAGAATTCGAAGACCCTACTTATGGAATGCAATATGAAATAGTTTATATGGGTGTTCCAGCAGCCTTTAATAATGAAGGCGAGAAAAGAGATTTCCTAGACAACGTATTTACTCCTAATCAAGTAAGTAATTTATATAGTGCCTTAAAAGACCCCGTCCAAGCCTTCTTAGATGAAGATATAGAGGCTTTAAAGACTGTTAAGGGAATAGGAGAGGCAAGTGCCAAGAAGATGCTTAACAAGTTTAAATCATTAGAAGATTTAAGCTTATTATTTGCAGAGCTTCCTGAATATGGATTAACAATTAATATGATAAGAAAATTATTAGAAAGATATGGGACTCAAACTTTAGTTATAAGTAAGGTTAAAGAGAATCCATATGTATTAATAGCAGACGTAGATGGTATTGGATGGAAAAAGGCTGATTCAATAGCAATGGATTCAGGAATGTCAGAAGCGAGCCCTTTCAGAATGAGAGCCTTT